GTAGACCCTTCTAAATTTAAATTAACAGAATTTAGAAAAAATGAAATAGAGAGATATTTAAATATGACTGGTTCTAAATTGATATCAACAGACATTAAAATAGTAGATCCTATCATTAAAAAATACGTAATCAATATAAGCACTATAGTATTTGATGATATTGCACCTGAGATAATTAAAAGAGACATATATAATAGCCTAGGTAACTACTTTATAGAGAATAAAAGAAGACATCGAATACCTAAGAGTGACTTAATAAAGATTATAGAAGAGATAAACGGTATAGATTCAGTAAACCTAAATATCGTGTCTGAAGCAAATGAAATATCATACATAGAAGACCCGGAAAACGATTTAGTAGGATTAGATGAATTTAACGATATTATATTAGAAGACTATGAATTAGCTATTATACAAGGCGGATTTATAGATAGATATGGAAATGAATATTCACAAGGTATTTCTGATCAAGCATTAGGATCTGTTAATATACAAATTAAAAAAATAGTGCCAAGGCCATTTAAATAGTATGACAAAAAATAGCATATATAGAGCGGCATTTAATAGAAAAAAGCAATTGCTTAACACAGGGTACCAGTATAAAGAAAATATCCTTAAGAATACTTTATCTAAGCAGATGTATGGAGTAAACGAAACATTAGACACTTTCTTAAAGAATATCAATGAAATTGTTTACGAAAACATTGAAGCAGTTAAAAACATTAAGATTTTTGCAAATCCCGCTCTAGATAAGTACGAAAGGGATATAAAATAAAGTATTAAAATTTAGACATGCTTAAAGACAAAGAAAATAAAAAGGCTTTAAAGGATGAAATAGAAAGCCTATTAAGCGGAATGAATCATCAAGAATTTGATGATTTAAATGTAGATCAAGAGCTTGCTGAAGAAACTCAACCAGAGAGTCCATATGACTTCGATGAAATGACAAGAGAATTTAATGAAAAAGCAAAACAGATCACAGATTCTCTTTTTGAGTATTACGTAGAGCTTGGGATACTTGAAGAAAACAACTATATAAAATTAAAGAAAGAAATGGACACTGTTAATATGTCTAATATTTTCTTTCAAATAAAAACCTTAAAGATCACTATTACTAAAATAATGGAAGAGATCACAACAGGTAACACTGCTCCACGTTTAATGGAAGTATTTGGACAGCTTCAGGATAAATTAAAGACTCTAGTTCAAACACAGGCTAATCACATGCTTTTCTTAGAAGAAACATATAAGAAAATCAACAATGAAGATCCTAAAAATCCTAATAATACTTTAAATAATAACAATAATGAAGGTGAATTTTTTATCTCTGTTGGAACCAAAAATATGGTAGAAAGTTTACCTGAATCAACTGAAACTTATGAAGTGGATGACGATTTAGTTAACCCTTCTAACAAAACAGAATTAATGAAAGAAAACAATATAGAAATAGAGGACGACAATGATTCTGACTCTGATTTTATAGATGTTACTGAAATAATATAATCGCCTATGCAAAACCCATTATCTAGAGGAGGAGGCTTTACTTCTTTGAAATTATCTAGCTTAAATTCAGAAGATGGAAATAATCATGTATGGAATTCTGAAAAAGTAAATACTATAATACACAGAGTTTCACAAGAAGGATTAGATATTAGGGGAATGCAAAACACTCCTTTTAAAGAAAATGATATTCTTTTAAAAAGAGCAAATTTACCTTTTGAATACACTAAAGAAGAATGGGAAGAATTACAAAAATGTAAGTCTGATCCAATGTATTTTGCTCAAAAATTCGCGTTTATTAGAACACCTAAAGGGGATATGAGTGTTGAAGACGCTGGAGGTTTAAGAGATTTTCAAGAGCAGATAGTAAAAAATACTCATAACAATAAGTTTAATATATTAATGGCAAGTAGGCAAATTGGTAAAACAGTTACTACTGCAATTTATATAGTTTGGTTCCTACTTTTCAATAAAGAAAAGAACGTATTAATGGTTGCTGATAACATGACAACCACTAAGGAAATAATGGAGAAATTAAGAATAGTTTTAGATAACTTACCGTTCTTCATGAAACCTGGAATTGTTAAAATAAATGAGTCATCCATAAGGTTAGATAATGACTGTAGATTAGTACTTAGAACTACTACCAAAAAGTCCGGTATTGGTATGACCGTGAACTTCCTTTATATAGACGAGTTTGCACACATATCAGAGTCAAATTTAGACAAGTTTTATAGAGCTATTTTACCTACAATTACTGAAGATCCATATGCAAAAGTAGTGATTACTTCTACCCCAAATGGAAGAAATAAATTTTGGGATATTTGGGCTGGCGCAATAGATGGAGATAATGAATACTGCCCAATGAGAGTAGACTGGTGGCAAGTACCTGGAAGAGATGAAGAATGGAAGAAAAAGACTATTGCAAACATGGGATCTGAAACAGATTTCAATCAAGAATATGGACTACAATTCTTCTCAAGTGATCAACTTTTGCTGTCTTCCAATGATCTTCAAAAGCTGGAAACATATCAATCTATATATGAAAATGTTTCTTTAGATTTAGATGAAGAAGACTTCTATATAAATGACTTTTTAAGCTTTCATAAAAAGTACAAGAATTACACACTAAGTGATTTTAAAAATGATCCATCCTACTTTGTTGTTTCTATAGATACCGCAGATGGTGTAGATCAGGATTTTTCAGTAATGAATATATTTAAAGCTGTTGCTTTACCTATAAAGGATCTTGAAAAAAATAAAAACAATATCAAAAGCGAACTTGATTGTATCTCAATGGTTCAAGTAGGTAAGTTTAAGTCTAACTCATTGAATATCAACGACTTTGCTATTGCCTGTGAAAAGATAATATATGATATATTTGACCCTGAAAAGGTTAGAATAATATTAGAGTTAAATCATAAAGGTGAAATTTTACATAATAGATTTGCAGCTAATGATAATTACTGGTGGGGACAGATGGTTCACACAAAACATACTGAGCTATCTAAAAATATAAAAGCGGGTGTCCGCCTGGGCCCGACGAATAAATTAAAGTACTGTGAGAAATTTAGATACTATGTTTCTATTAATAAAGTAATTGTTACTTGCTATGAAACCTATCTTGAATTATCTTCATTTGGAAGATCTAAAGGAGGAAGTTATAGATGTCAAAGTGGACATGATGATTTAGCAATGACATGTGTTAACACTTCTCCTCTTTTTGACTCTCCTCAGTTTTGGGAAATAGGTGGAGAAGTATATGAAAATACGTCAGATGAATATAAAAAAGACTTGTATGAAAAGATACTAGATGTAAAAACTGATAAAAAAGCATTTGACTTTGACCGCTTAAATGACTTAAATAATCAATTAAATCCTAAAGAATTTAAAGATTCAAAAAGAAAGAGTGTGTTCGATATCAACCATTTAAAAAAAATTAGCAAAATTAATCGCGATTTTTATAATTCATAGTGAAAAAGTAGTATAATATTTTTATATATTTAAACATTCCAAAATCACTCAATATGAAAGAAATAATTTTACCAGAAAAATGCGAAACCATGCATGATTTCTTGGTACAAAACAAAGATGTTGTCTTTGATGCGGTGCTAGATTCAATAGAAGATCAGTATTGGGATAAGACAGTAAATACTGTAAACATCTTGAGGATAAACAGTAAAAATAAAGATAGCACCATTGCTTTAAAAAGAAAAGAATGGATTAAAGCTTTAAAAAGTGCTGAAGAATATTTTAGTAAACCATATATTGAAGCCTATGAAAAATGCCATAGATGTCTAAAAATTATAAAATATCTAGAAGGACTAGACTGATAACTTATAATTTTAAGCCCATAAATAACAAAAAAAATAACCCATACTGAAGATGCAAGGATTTGACGAACTAAACAAAAAGATTAACAACAGAATACAGCAATTATCAATACTAGTACATAACAAAGAAAATACTCAAAGAGAATATGACGAATTAGCAGAATTAATATATCCAAAATTAAAATATCATATTTGGAAATTTTGCAAAAACAATCTAGACACTGAAGAGGCATTACATTTTACTCTAGTCAAAGTGTTTAATAATATCGATAAGTATAATCCAGAAAATGGTAGATTTACAACATGGGCTTTTACAATAGCCAGGAATGAAACCTTATACTATTTAGATAGAAAACATAAAGACATTCCAAAATATATTGAAATATCTACTCTCTACGAAGATAGCAAGTACAATGATCAGTTAAGTGCAGAGGATAAACAGAATAATCATAATGAAGTAACTGATATCTTCAATAAAACTATCTCACAGATATACAATCTTAAAGATGAACTTCTTAAAAACATAGCCATTGACAAAATGGTTAAGAACACCAAAGTAAAAGAAATAGCTCTTAAATATGGAATACCTGAAAATACAGTTAAAACTAAACTAAGAAAAGCCAGGTTTGAAATAAGAAAGTCTGTAATACAAGAAGATCCAGAAGTAAATAGAAAGCTATCAGATTCATTACCAAATTTCAAAGTAAAATCTTAAAAAATGAAAAATCTAATAATAAGTCTAAGCCCGTTAAACATTATTCGTAGAATAGTTTATGTAATAAAAGAACTTTACATGTTCTTTTTTTACGTTAGAACCATGTCAAACATAAAGCAAGAGTTGAAAAACAATAAAATAGTTAAGTACTCTTGGTTTTCATACGTAAAGGCAGTTAATCTTAAAGCTGAAACACTGTCTCTAATGAATAAACCAGAACATGACTTAGATGAAAATGAAAAAGCGGAGCTAGATAAACTAGAATTAAGCTTTATTAGTAGAGAAATATCTAAATATAATGATATTTTTATATCATCGGGAACTATAGAGTTAATAAAAACCACCGCTATTAGAGTTAAAGACAATGACTTTTATGGATATATGGTAGAAATATCTTTTAAATGGAATAACGCTAAATTATATCAAATATTAAGATTATTATTTCAAGTATCTATATGGATTATGTTACTGTCTTTTTTACCATATAACTCTATCTATGAATATATAGTACAGTTTTTCTAATAAATAACAAAAAAGATTATTGATATGAAAATTAAAGAAATAGTAACTAAATGGTCATGGCAAATACTAGCTATCTTATTTATGTTACTTTATTTAGGAAAAGGCTGTACTTCTAAGAAGATAGCTAAAATCGATAAGAAAATAGATAAAACCCATATTGAATTAACCCAAACGGTAGATTCTCTATCTTCAGAAATATCAAATCTAAAAAAGGAAATAATAACTGAGAAAGAAATGGAAAGCATAATGTGGAAGTTTTTAGAATTAGAAGAACTTTCTGATAAACAGAATATTCCAATAAACGAATTAAAATATAAAGATTCCAAATGATAATTTACAAAACAGTAAATGAAATAAATGGAAAAATTTATATAGGACAGGATTCTAAGAATAACCCTTCGTATCTTGGATCTGGCAAAGCGTTTATTAAGGCACTTTCTAAATATGGTAAGTCTAATTTTACTAAATATATTCTTGAAGATTTAGGAAATAACTATAATCAAGATTATGTTGACTCTAGAGAAGTTTATTGGATATCAGAGTATAATTCCACCGATAGGAATATTGGATATAATATTTCAGGTGGTGGAAAAAATGGATATATCATGACTAATGAGATTAAAAATAAGATAAGAAAATCCCATATTGGTAAGACATTAAGCGATGCAACTCGTAAGAA